GACGGGTGGCAACACCTTCGCGGTGCGGGCCGACCAGCCTGTACGCCTCGTTGACCACCGCACCAACCAGATCGTGTTCGAGGGTACAGGCTTCGACGCCGCGCGCAAGGCAACCGAATTAGGTCAGGGCCTGACGGACCAGTTTGGCCGCAAGGCGAACTACAGCATCCAAACCGCAGACCCGACTGGTAACTACTCGACTGTCGCGTATGAGAAGAAGAACAAGAGCACACTGGGCAAGATTGCTGGTGCGGTCGGAACGGCTCTGCCATTGGCAACGATGTTCATACCGGGCTTGAACGTCCTTGGCACCATCGCCGCTGGGGCTGGTCTTGGCGGCGCAGGTGCGGCGCTTAGGGGCGACAATATTCTCAAGGGCGTTGCGATGGGCGGCTTGTCTGCCGCTGGCGGTCAAGTACTCGGCCCTGCACTGGAAGCTGGAGGTAAATTCGGCACCGCTTTAGCTCCAAAACTTGCCACGGCAGTAGGTACAGGTCTCGGCTCGACCGCAGGCGGTTTAGCCACGGGCCAGAGCCTGAAGAACGCACTCCTTGGTGGCGTTGCTTCGGGCGCGCTTAGTTACGTAGCGCCCACTGTGGCCAACGAGCTAGGTCTCAAACCGATAAACCTTAACGGCACCAAGGGTACGTCTGGTTCGAGTGGTATGACCGCCGACGGCGGCTTACAGGTGACTGCGTCTACTTTAGGTACGCCAAGCATAGGCACCACTCTCGGTGGCTCGCCTAACAAAATTCAACAAGCATTGGCCGAGAAGCCGTATGATGGCATCACAGCCATCGGCAACAGGCTCGGCAACGCGTTTGGTGTTAACCTTGGAGGCAACCAGTTCGGCGCGCCCGGAGAAGATGTATCCGCGTTCGACCGACTGACCGACACCGCTGACCCCAACGATATCCTTGTTAAAGCAAGCCCACTTGAACAGGCAGTCCCAGCTCCCGTGAATACTGGGCTATCGCCCGATGTACTCGCTGGAATAGCTGAATTTGAGAAGAACCCTATCATCTCTGAAGGTTCTAAGATTGAGCAGGCAACCCCTGTTTCTGTCCCAGTCACGAGTGGGCTATCGCCCGATGTACTCGCTGGAATAGCTGAATTTGAGAAGAACCCTATCATCTCTGAAGGTTCTAAGATTGAGCAGCCTACCGATACCGGTGGCCTCAATTTAGATCTCGGCGTAATCGACAGGGTTTCCGGTATGGAAAACTACAAGGAGCCAATCGTTGTAGAAGGTTCTAAGATTGAGCGGCCCGAACCCACATCGGTTTCGGTGATGCCCCCCTTAGAACCTCTCCGTCCTTTGGACTTAAAGCCCGACCCCGCGCTGACAGACGAGAAGAAGCTCGGCCTCGAAGAGTACCTGCGCATCGCGAGCCTCATTTCCGGCTTAGTCGGCGGTGGTGGCGGTGGCTCAGGCCAAACTGGCACATACGGTGGCGGCGGCACAGGCCGGTTGAACCCGATCTTTTCAGCCAAGCTGCCCTCCGCAGGCGGCCTCGGCACTATCGGCGCGAACCGCACAGCGCGTCCGATGGGCGACGTAGACTGGCTGACTTACGGCACACGGCCTGAGCTTAACTTCTTCGACTACGCGGCGCGGAACAACCCCGCGCCTATCACCACACCTATACCTAACAACCCCGCTGGCCCAGCGATGTATGCCCGCGACGTCGACAACATGCGCTTCGCGCGTGGTGGTGCAGCTAAGGGTGGTTTGTCCTACGAAGAGCTGTCCCCCGAAGAGAAAAACTTCGTCGATTACCACCGTCGGTCTCTACTGGTGAACCCCTACGAACGGGACGGCAACATTTCGAGTGTCGTTGGCGCGGTAAACGCGGTGCCTGAAGGTGAGATGCTATACCCTACATATGTCCACGGCAAGATGATGGACCCCAACAGCGCCCGCGATTGGGCGCTACGTTCAGGGATAGATTTTCCCGTATACCCAGACGCCGAAACGGCGTTGGCACGGGAGCGTATGATCCACGACAACATCATCGAACCAGAAACCACCCGCTACGCACGCGGCGAGCGTGAGTTTTTGCAAGAGCGCGCAAAAGGCGGCTCACCCAAGCGCAGCGAATTTGCAGTCAACGGCCCCGGCACTGGCCGCAGCGACGACATCCCTGCGGTGCTGTCCGACGGCGAATATGTGATCGACGCCGAGACTGTCGCCCTGCTGGGTGACGGGTCGAATAAGGCTGGCGCAAAGAAGCTGGACGAGCTTCGAGTTAAAGTTCGTAAACACAAGGGTCAGAAGTTGGCAAAGGGCCGTTTTAGTGCTAACGCCAAGAAGGCCGAAGCATATCTGTCTGGAGGACGCATTTAATGTCTCGCAGTTCATTTCTAGCCGAGGGGGCTGCAATCCCTCAAGGCTCCGCCCTCACGGACATGACCAAGCAGCAGGTTTTGCCTGAGTGGTACTCCAACTACGCGATGGACATCCTGTCGGGGCAGCAGGCTATAGCCAACCGCCCATACGAAACTGCGCCAATGCCGCGCGTCGCGGGCTTCACGCCGACGCAGCAGCAAGCCTTCGGCATGACTGGCACCGCCGCCACGGCGTACCAGCCACTATTCAATCAAGCCACAGGCGTTGCGCAGAGCGCCGCGAATGCGCCGGGCGCGTTAAACACCGCACAGCCGTTCTTGACGCAGGCCGGTCAGACATCCGTGTCGAACATCGGCCAGTACATGAACCCGTACAATGAGGCCGTCATCAACCGCATCGGCGAGCTGGGCACGCGCAACCTCACCGAAAACCTTATGCCTGCGATCGAGGGCCGCTATATCCAAGCCGGTCAGCTCGGCTTCGGCGGGCGTGGTGGCTTAGGCGGCACGCCGTCGGGCATGATGACCGACACGGCGCGCGCCCTTCGCGACACCAGTGCCGACATCCTCGGCAAGCAGACGGAGGCGCTCCAATCCGGTTACACGCAGGCCGCTGGGCTCGCAGGCACTGACCTGTCGCGCTTCGGCACTCTCGCAAGCACGGCTGGCGATCTGGCGCGGGCGCAGCAGCAACAGCAGCTCGCCGCCTCTGGCGCTCTGTCGACACTCGGCGAGCAGGCGCAGAGCCTCGGCCTCACTGGCGCAGGCGCGCTGGGCGGCGTCGGCGCACTGGAGCAGCAGCAGGGTCAGAAGAACCTCGACGTGGCGTATCAGGACTTCCTGCGTCAGCAGGGCTATCCGCAAGAGCAGATCAACAACATGATGAAGACGTTCCAAGGTGTTGCCTCCGGCGTCCCAAGCGCGACGCAAGAATACGGTATCTCGCCGTCAGGCGTCAAACAGGAGTACTCATCGACTGGGAAAGATATTGCCAGCGCGCTAACCGCTGCGGCGGGCATCGTCGGTTCGCTGAAAGGTAAGTGATCGTGGAAAATCCGCCCTTCGCGCAGTGGCAGATAGACCACCTTCGCAAAATGCGAGAAGAATTAGGCTTGCCGCAAGAGGCATCCGACGCAGAGGAAGTTACGATGGACGAAGATATGACGGGCGGCCTGCCCTCTACAGCAGGGGATGATACGACGGACGATACGGCTGGCGGCCTGTCGGTGTACAAAGACCCCAATGTCCAGAGGGCTATGACTACCTACGAAGCTCTCGCAAAGGAGCAAACGGACCGATATGGCGCGTTGGAAAAGGCTTTGGCGGAGAAGCGTTTCGCCCCATCGTTCAGCGAGCGCATGTTTCAGTTGTCGGCGGCGTTAGCCCAACCGACGACAAGGCGTGGCTTTGGCGGCATCTTGGAAAACATTACACCCGTCTTAGCGGCGCAGCAGAAGGCCCAGCGCGAAGGCGAGATCAGCCGTAAAGAGGCGCTTGAGTTGTTGGAGACGAACCGGCTCGCCCAGCGGGTGGGCCTCGCCAAGCAGGGCTTGACGACGGCGACTGCTATGGCGAAGATTGACGCAATGGCACGCAAAAGCCAAGAGCCGAAACTCGTGTTTGCCGACGGCGCTTGGCGCGTTCAGCCGGGGACAGGCGACTACCCAACTATGCCTGAGATGAACCAGTACGGAAACTATGTTATAACCGACCAAAGGCAGCTTGTTTATCTGCCGCCGAACACGCCCGTCGTGTTCCCCGGCGGAGATCCGAATGTGCCTAAATACACCAGCGCGGGCCCAACCGAGCCAACTCAGTAATTTGGAGATAAGACATGGCAACTTCCAACGAACCCGCGTGGTTTAAAAAACTCCCGTCTGCGCCTTCAAAAACCCCTGAGCAGGTGAAGAAGGGTCAGGAGATCATCAAAGGCGGCATTGACATCGTCAAAGGCGGGATCGACATTCAAACGGAACAGGCAACGGCTCCGTATAAGGGTCCGCAAGCTGAAAGCAGCTTAACCAGCTCGCAGCAGAAACTTGTCTCCGAGGCTGCCGATGTTTCAGGCAAGGAGGCCGACCGCTTCAGTAAGGCGAAGTCGGTGGAGACGTATGTCCTCGCGCTCCCCCAGTACGCCGCAGCACTGCGCACGCCGAAAGACAAAGAGGGCGACAGCGAACTGGTAATGCTGTCCGCCAAAATTCAAGACCCTTTAGGTTCCGTTAGGGAAGGCGATGAGCAGCGTTTCCAAAACCTACAATCCGCCCTTGAGCGGCTACCAAAAAAGTTTCAGGAAGAGTTCACCGGCAATGGCGGCGTCTTCACCGAAGAGACGCGTAACAACATCAGGCGCATTCTATCCAACCGCGTCCGCTCCTACAACATAGCGTATAAAACTGAGCGTGATCGCGCTATATCGCGGGTGGCGGCGACCAACAACCGTCTGAAAGCCGCAGGTCTGCCTGAGACATTTTTCATCGACCCAATCAAGGAAGTCGTGGGTCCGCATTTTGGCGAAGCCTACGTCCCTGACGTGGAGGCGTATAAGAAGACCCTCAAACCCGCCGTGGATGAAGACCGGCAGTCCTCCGTCGGCCTGTTCGATAAGCTGCCTCCGGGCGCGCAGATTTCAGGCGAAGACGTTAAGGGCTACCGCTTTACGCCTGAGCAGACGGCGCAGGCTGACGCGTACAAGATGTCGGAAGCCTTCACGCCTGAAGGATGGGCTGACATGATCACAGGCTTTGCCTCGGACAACGGCATCGTGACGCCAGAGACGGCTAAAAGTTTCCGCGATAACGCACTTTCCGTCGGGACGGACATCGCCAAAGTCAAGGCCGAGGGCGGGATGCCCGGACCGGGCTTTGACTATCGAGAGGTTGATACGTCCGCCAGTAAGAATGCCGGTCTGTTCGAGGGTGTTGCGCAGCAGTTCCGCAACCTTCCTGAAAGTGCCGCACAGCTTGCTATGGGCCTCGCGGCTATTCCAAGAGACGCGGCGTTAAGCGTACTAACTGCCGAGCGCGTGGGCCTATACAAGTCAATGCCCGATCTGGCCGCCGAGCTTATTAGGCAGGCTGGCGGCGAGCCTATGGGTGAAACCACTGCCGCCGTCGCACAAATGCTTGAGGAACGTTACGGCGGCCTAGACAACATCAAGCGCTCGGCAATCAAAGACCCTGTCGGCATCGCCAGCGACATTTCGATATTGCTCAGTGGCGGCGGAACGCTGGCAACGAAGGCATCTGGCTTTCTTAATAAGGTAGGCGAAAAAGCAGTCAAAGCTGGCCTCAATACTAACCCCCTTTCCTTAGCCGAAAGGGCTATCACCAAGGGCGTTCCAGCGGCATATTCCGCCGCCAAGAACAAAGCACCGGGTGCGATGGAAGGCGTTGAGAACATACCGTCGAACCTTGTCGGCTTTCCTTCAGGTGCTGGTGGCCCCGCCATTCGCGAGGCAACTGGCTCAGGCTTTGCACAAGGTATGGCGGGCAAACCAACACCCCGCAGCACGGCATTCACCGACAACATGCGTAATGCGGCTGGCGCAACGGAAGCCAACGTGGCAGCCGCACGTGAGGCCGTAAATCGCCTCAAGGCCGAAAACTATCAGCAGTATCTGGACAACACGGCGTCTTTGGGCATCAACCCGCAGCCTCTCGACTTTACTAAAGTCCAGAAGCGCATCGAAGATATCAAACCTGCCAACTACGACGACTATCTCAAGTTGACAGATCGTCCGACGGAACACCTTGCGTGGGAGCGCATGAAGCGTACAACGGACGAGTACGCCGCGCAGGCGGCGCAGAACCCCGACTTGCTGCTCCCCATCAATGTTGACAACTTTAAGCAGAACCTTTTCGACATTGGGTCAAAGGCGACAGGTGCGTTCGATAGCAAGGCTACTCAAATTGCCAGCACGGCTTACGACGCGGTCAAAGGCTTGATCGCGGACTTCGATCCGCTGTACGAGGCCGCCATGAAAGCGTCCCGCGAGGGTATTGAAGCTGTCAAGGAACTGGAAAGTGCCTTTAGCCTTGCGCCGGGACGTGACCGCCGCGTGAACGTAGACGCCGCGACGCGCAAACTGCAAAGCATCTGGCGCAATAACGCCAACACCAATTACGGGCAGCGGGTAAGCCTCGGCGAAACCCTCGCGAAGTACGACCCCGAAGGTATCGTCAAGGCTGGTGGCGCTGGGCAGATGCTCAGTAGCGATAGGCCACGCGCACTGCCCGGCACGATAGCTGCGGGTACTATGTTTAGCGGCGCTGCTATAAATCCTGCGGCGCTTCTTGCGTTGCCTGCGCTTGTCCCACGCGTTGTTGGCGAAGCGGCATTCGGCACGGGTCGCCTAGCGGGCACAGGTGCGCGTTACGGCAAGGATGTGTTGGACGCGGTCCGTCCCATAACAACGAAGTTCTCTGAGCTGAACAAAAAGTACCCTACGGCGGTCCCCACGATACCCCTTGCGGTGGCGCAACTTGGCGCTCGTGGGTATGACGTTGAGCGCTTGATGAACGAATATGGCATCGGCACACCAACGATGCCTGTTGGCGCGGAGCCGTCGGAGGATATCGTCGTTACCGCCACTGAGGGTTACCCAGCGCAGAACATGGCTGGCCTCGAAGCAGCCGCTGTTGCACCTGTTGCTGAAACGGCAGCAGTGATCCCAGAAAAAGGGACGATAATGTTTGAGGACAAGGCCGTTGAGTACGACCCAGAGACGGACACGTACGTCGAACTGAAAACAGGTCGTCGCGTCAAAGAGCTTGCGGAACTCAGAACGCCTCCAGCGGCTATGTACCGTGGCGGCACGGTGCAGGCGTTCCGCAACGGCGGCATGGCATCCATCGCCGATCTGGCACGACACTACGGCATGCGCCGCTAAGAGGAGTTTACGTTAATGGCTGCTGGCGACACGTTTGGGCTTGAAGTATTTGACGACGAGTTGGGTCGGTACGTGGTCGTGCCTGACCCGTCGGCAAAACCTCTTGCCGTGCGCAAGCAAAGCCCGAAGGCAACTCAGAAGCGTCGCTTTGAGGCGAAGCAGGCCGAGAGACGCCGCGCCAATGAAGCGGCAACGGCGAACGTAGATAAACTCGGCAGCGGGATCGCGTCGATACCGAGCCGCATCGTGAACTACATCAAGTCGTCAACGCCCTCAAGCGTTGGCCGTGACGTCAAAGGGCTTGCTACGGCCACGTATGAGGCAGCAACGGAAGACCCGAACGCCTTTATCGAAGACGCGATATTCTCACCCCTCGCCGCCATTCGTGACTTCGGTGACGTCCGCGAGACCGCACGCAAGCTGCGTGCGCAAGGCCGCGATGCCGAGGCTGAGAAGATGGAAGCGATGGCGGGGACCGCCATACTGTCTGCCGTGCCTATCCTCGGTCGGCCCGCAGGCGTTGCCACACGTAAAGCGATTAAGGCCGCCGAGAAGACGGCTGTTAAAAGCGCAACTAAAGCCGCACCAAAGACAGCCGCACCTAAAGCAAAACCATTAGCGGCCAAACGCCCTGCGCAGTTGGAAGGGGCCGACAGCCCGTTCATGGTGAGCACACGCCGTCCTACCGCGCCGAACTACGCAACCCAAGGCAATCCAGACGAGCAGCTTCTTATCCAGACCGGAGAAGCATTGCGCGCTGCACCTCCTGCCTTCGAAAAGAATATGGGCATGCTCGCCGAAGAGCCGTTCATGCGGGGTATGGCGGGCGCAAGTCCCGAACGGATATACGAGGAAGGCGTTCGTCGCGGCGCGGACAATCTCAAGTTCATCATGTCGGATTTGATGTCGCCAGAGAAAGTAGAAGCCGCACGGGGTTGGTACCCAACCGCGCAGATGGTATCGGCACGCGCCGCTGAACGCGCTGGGCTGCCGCCAGAAGCAGGCTACGGCGTTGCCGCTGTAACATCACCGCAAACGCCTTGGGACATCAACGTCGCCCGCGTAGACCGCATGATGGACATGTACGGCGACAGGTTTGCCACTGATCCCGCAGCCGCGCGCAAATATATCGAAGGCCGCTTGGAAACGAAAAGCCCCGGAGCTATCGCGGCGCGTGGCCCCGAATACGCAGAACGCATCGCGTCCATGCCCTACGAAGAACTGCCCGACAAGTTTGCCAAATTCGCCCGCGTTTCTTTGGCCGACGCCACGCGAAACGATCCGATAGTGCGCAAGATAGACCTTTCCGGTGAGTACGGCGATCCCTACGGCAGCATGACTTGGGGCAGTGGCGACAGTGTCAGCAAAGCTCTGGCCATCATGGATAACCCAACCATGGAAGGCATAAACGCACAACTGCTAGGCGGGGGTAAAGTTCCGTCCTTCTTCAACAATATCGCCAACCCTTACAGCGCCGCGCCAATATCGACTATCGATACGCATAGCGCAGGCGCAGCATCGTTGTTCCCCGGCGGCGGCAATGACCCTATCGTGTATCGTGCCATGGGCCTCGGCGGGGCCAAAGGCGGCCCTCCCGGTGCCGCTGATGTGGCCCGCACAGGGTCGAAGGGTTTGTACGGTCCGATTTCGGACATGCACACTCTAGCCGCCAAAGAAATGGGTTTTGATGCGCCGCGTGAAGTTCAGTCTGCCACATGGGAAGGCGTTCGCGATCTTTGGGGTCAGGAAGGCAAAACACCTGAACTAAAGAAAGCTATCGCCGACATCTGGAACAACTCAAGTTCGCCGGACGAGGCCCGTTTCCTGATTGCGGACCTACTCGGAAAACCCGTGCGCCGCATGTTCCAAGTCAAATAACGCGAAGGTCGAGGGGCAGTTGCTCCTCGGCCTCTTCGTCCCAATCTTCTGGGATGTTGCCGTCGTACATCACCCACAAATAGTTTTCGCGAGTGCGCGGCATGCCCAATTCGATAAGCACCAAATCGTAACTATCTTCGCTCAACGTCCGTCTCCCTTGGCTTCAGCCAGCAACGCGGCATAGGCAATATTATCCTCGGCGCTGTCGGCGTGATACTCGCTGCGCGTAAACAGCCGCACGAGCTTGACCTGCTGCATGAACATCCAGCCCTCGCTCTCGGTCAGGTCGCGCCCTGTGATGGCGTTGAAGGCCGTCACGATCTTGCCCATCGACCGCTCGCCCTCTGGCTCGTCGTAGGTCGACGCTCGATCGTGCATGTGCGCCGCAGCGCGGCCCAGCAGCTCGGCGGCCTTCGGCTCTGGCACCTTAGCCGCCTCCTCATGCGACTGGAAGCATTCCAGAGCCAGCGTCACCGTATCGTGTTCGATGGCGCAGGTGCTGCATATAAAGCTCTTGCTCATTTCTTTTTCCTTTTTAACGCTTCCAATAGAACCTCCTGCACGCTCTTCTTCGACGTGAGGCGATCCATGACGAGATCGTCGACCGTGTCGCGGGCGAGGATCGGGTAGATAAAGACTGGGCGATCGTAGCCCGCCTGCTTCTGCCGCATCGGCCCTATGCGCTCGATGATCTGCATATGCTCTTCGAGGTTCCAGTTGACCCCGAAGAACGCCAATATGTTGCCGCCGTCGGCGAGGTTCAACCCGTGCCCCGCCGACGCAGGGTGAGCGAATAGTAACCCAATTTCTCCTCGGTTCCACTGCCGGATCGTGTCAGGGTCAGTGTCCAAGACGCGGCCTTTAGGGTAACGCTTCTGTAGCCGGGCCAAGTCGTGCTTGAAATTGTAGGCCACCAGCACAGGCGCGCCGTTAGCTTCCTCAATGATACTATCCAGCGCGTCCAGCTTGGCATCATGAACCGCCTCCCAGTTTCCTTCGTCATCAATATACATCGCGCCATTGGCGAGCTGCAAGCACTTCTGCGTCCGCACAGCCGCGTTGGCCGCCTCAACGCCTTCGTCGTTCAGGATGGCGAACATCTCGGTTTCCATATCGACATAGACCTTGCGCGCCATGGGCGGCATTTCAACGTAGATCGGGTTGGTAATCGGCTCGTCGACTGGCAGACCGCGCACGGTCAGGCAGATGTCCTTGAGCCTCTCCTCCACTTCGGTCTGCGTGTGATCGTAAGGCATGAGGCTGTAGCCGTCATACCCCTTGCGGAACCAGCGCTGCTCGAAGGCACTGAATGTGCGGCCCAGACGCTCGCCCTGATCGAGGAACCAGATCTGGCCCCACAGATCCTTGACGCCGTTTGGCGCGGGCGTGCCTGTCAGGCCGATGAAGCGGCTGACGTGCGTGTGCGCCACCTCGCCCAAGGCGCGGGCGCGAGATCCGCCCTGCCGCAAGCGGAAGGACTTCAGCCGAGTGAACTCATCCGCGATCACGGTCTTGAAGGGCCACGCGTCGCCCAGCTCTTTGCGCAGCCAGACAAGGTTGTCATAGTTGGTCGTGTAGATGTCGGCCTTCTTGGCCAACGCACGCTCGCGCTGCTTCGGCGTCCCTGTGATGGCGCTGACGCGCAGGTGCGACAGGTGGGGCCACTTCTCGACCTCGTCAGGCCACGTCGTGCGCGCAACGCGCAGCGGGGCAAGCACAAGGGCCGGATAGACCTCCTCGACCACGGACAGGGCCTCCAGAGCCGTCAGGGTGGTTACGGTCTTCCCGCCGCCCATCGGCATCCACAGGGCTGCCCTGCGCTCCTTGTATAGGTGCGCGAGGGCCTCTTCCTGATAGTCGTGTGGCTTGAAGGTCATTTTAACATCTGCTGAAGCGCCAGTGCCTGACACTGGGCGTAGGTGAGCTTCGGTGCGCGTTGCCAGATTGCTTCGGCGCGGGTCTCAACTTCGTCGGCTATGGCGTAAGCCATGGCTTTAAGTTCTGCTTGTGTGCGTTTCTTGGTCATAATATTGTACTCCTTCGTTGCTGATGCCCCTTAGTGGCATATGCAACGTCAGGTTGCAACCCCCTTCTGCACTTTTTTCACTATTTCGTCGATTTCTTCTATCGACCGAGCGATAAAGACCGGAAAACCGTCGTTTCTCATGCGCTCTATCTCCCGCTGCTGGTGCCCGCTGACGCGATCGGCGTCCGCCTTGATCTCTATAAAGGCCGCCTTGGGCCACGTCCACCACACAAAGCAGTCTGGGCAGCCCCTACGGCCCTCCCAGCGCACCTTGCGGTACTGACCCCCACTCTTCTGCACAACGTGCTTGAGGTGGTCCTGTAGGCGTCCTGCGGGCGTCATTCCTCAGTCCAATTCACTCGGCTGCAAGTCGACTGACTTGCCGTCAAGCCAACAGTCGATGATGTAGTGCAGGTACGCGCGATCGGCATCGCACTTAGCCTTGGGCCTTCCGTCCTTGACCAGCACAGTCGCCATGTCGGCGTTGGCGGCCTCGAAACACCGCTCCTTGGTCAGGATCAGCTTGCGGGGCGTGTCGGCGTTGAAACTGAACGATGCGCCACCGTCCGGCTCCATAAACCCGTACAGAAATGTGATGTTGTATTCGTTGTATTCGACCGCCATAATCTCAGTCCTTTCTATATCTCAGAGTTTCGAACCCAGCCGCCGCCAAAGGCAGGCGCGCAGACCAGCTTGGGTTGGTGGACATCAGCTCCGCCAGACGGTCGCTGGTGTAGGCAGGGTCGTCCGGCGTCTCGCAGACCAGCTCGTCGTGGACGCGGATGCAGACCTCGTACCCCTCAGTCTCGGCGTGGAGCATGCCAGACATGAAGACGTCGCGGGCAATCGCCTGCACCGCGTTCTCCGTCAGCTTGCCGCCATAGGTGTCGAGGCGCTCCCACTTGCGGGTGTACTGGTTCATGCCATCATGCGTGATGCTGCCGCTGGGTGACACCTCTGGGGACGGGTAGCACAGGTAGCGACCGCTCGGCAGCCGCATGCGCAGCCACGCGATGCCCTGCGTGTCCGCCTTGACGTCAAACGTAATCAGATCCCGCACGCCGAAGCTCGCGCCCAGATTGTTAATCGCCTGACGCGCGGCGCCCTCCATGTCGTACCACAGGCTGCGCGTGCGTGGGTGCGCGTTGCGCCACGCCGTGACGATCTTTTGGATGGCCTCGTCGGTCATCGCGTCAAAGACCGCGCCACCCATCTTCCGGTACGCGCCGACGCCGCCCTGATAGCCACCAGCAAGCTCAGGCACCTTGCCTTGGAGCTGCCGCTCGGTCTTTGTAATGCTGCCGGGCATTTTACCAAGGATGCGCCCAGCGGTCACCTTGTACAGGTCGTGCCCCTCGCCGCAATCGTAATCCTTGAAGGCGGCAATCTTCCATTCCTCGTTCGCCAGCCACGCCAGCACGCGCCCTTCGATGTTCGACAGATCGGCGATGACCAGCTTCTTGCCCACAGGCGCGACCAGCGCGCCGCGCACGCCGAAGGCGCAACGCTCGCTGACGTTGTCCCAGATGATGTCTTCGCAGTCCGCCTTGAACGCGGCCACGGTCGTCTCCTGCACGACCTCATCGAACCAGTCAGGCGATCGGGGCAGGTTCTGGGGCTGGAACAGCCGCCCAGCATCGCGCCCAGTGCGCGCCGCGCCGCAGAACTGGATCAGTCCGCGCAGGCGACCGTCGCGTGACGCGCCGTTGAGCAGGACGGTGTACTTGGCCGGTGAAGTCGCGGCGGCCTGCTGCCGGATCTCCAGCAGCTCGCGCACCTTCGGGTCGAGCTTGCCGCCGAGCAAGTTGCCAAGGGTGGCACCCGTCAGATCTTCGGGCTCGAAGTCCAGAGCGTCCTTGAAGTGGTCGAGCAGCCGCTGCCGCTGTGTGGCCGAGGTGACGCTGCCGCCAGTCAGATGGGCTGCACGAGAGGCCAGAGTTCTTGAAGCTCGGTCAAAAGCTCGGAGAGCGGATCGCGCAAAATCGAGGTCGACGGCGATACCACGGTCATTAATTCTCTGGTCGACCCGCCAAAGGTTTCGTTCATAATCACTATCGTTCCAATGCGGCAGGCGTCCATGTATGTCTCGCATCGCGTCCACATCAAGTCGGGCGTATTCGATGAAGGCTGTCCAGTCATTGGGGTGCGTCTCCCGTGTTGCGCGCCGCAGTTTCCAATTCTTGGGGCACGGCTTGGTGAATAAGTGTATCAGCTTTTTGCCTGCTTTGTCTTTAGCTTTATCCTGCGGCACGTTTAACGCGTCGCAGAGCTGGCCCAGAGAGCCCGGCAGGCTGTGCTGTAGCGCCATCACCATCGTGTCGACAATCTTCTCGACGGGGATGTTGACGCCCTGCTCGCGCAGGACGGTGCGATCGAAGTTGCTGTTGTGGATCACGACGGTGTCGGCAGCCTCAACTGCCTCATGCAGCGCCTCACGCCAGTCCGGCTTGTCCTGCGTCTCCCAGACGTCCACCGGATCGTTGTCTTTCGCAATGGCGACAAGCATCACCTCTGCCTCTTCGGCGTAGCGATACGCGCCGTGCCTGATGTTAACGGTGCAATATGTTTCCAGATCGAGGTACAGGACGCTCATCGCTTGCCGTGCAGGATATCGCGGATCTGTGGGATTGTAAGTTTCATGCTGATAACTCCTTCTTTCAGGTGAGCCGCGCGCTTCGGTTATCAGCAACGCAGGAGCAACCCGCACCCGCGCGCGGCTCGCCAGAAAGAAGGTGTGCCCGCCCGCAAAGGGTGGATGTGGGGCAGGCACACCGTGACTATAGACCTAAAGTAGGTCTAAGCCAATAGCCGAAGCATAAGTATCGAGTATCGCGAAATGCTCGTCCCTGTCATCCTTCGACATCTTGCGGATGCGGACGATCTCGCGGATGATCTTCGGCACATACCCACGGGCCTTAGCCTCGGTGTACACGTCCTTGATGTCCTCCGCGACGCCCTTCTTCTCCTCTTCGAGACGCTCGATGCGCTCGATCAGAAGGCGGAGCGGATCGCCCGCGCTATTGTGTCCTACGTCGCTCACAGGAGATCGTCCGCGTCAGCCTTGGCCTTCGCCAAAGTCGCGAACTCATCCGCCGACGCTGGGCTTGAGCCGCCGCCGACGTTTTCGCCTTCGCCTGTCAGCATGACACCGCGCAGGGAGCAGTTAATGCGCCGACCCCACTTGTTGTCCTGCGCCCAGATCTCGACCGAAGCGTTAACCAACGCACCGCTGAACGCCTTGGCTTCGATGTCGCCCTTGCTCTTCAGTTCGTCGCCGTATTCGTTAAACACGGTCGGCTGGGTCTTGGCGTTGCGGGCAGACAGATAGTGCATGCCTTCAAAGCCTTGGTAGGCTTCACCAGTCTTCTTCGACTTGTACACCTTCTTCGCGAAGGCGACCTTGCCGTCGTCGGCCAGCATGGACAAAACGCTGTCGGCCTTGTCCTTCCACGCCTCTGTGGCTTCGGCCAGCATGGCAGCCTCAATGGCCTTCTGCTGTTCGCTGTTTGGCTTGATCGGGAACTTGGCACCATAGGCTGGTTCGCCTTCACCAAATGCCTGCGGTTCGGCCAGAGCCGGAAACGCCAGTGTGATGCCCTTGAGCATAATACGTGTAGCCATTATCAATTATCCACTTCTTCAGTTTGCAGTTTTAAGAAGGTCACGGAAATCGTCCGCGACCGATTGAACGGTCATCTCTGACCGCTTATCCGAGGCAAATGCCACAGATGGCTTACCGTCGCTGCGGGTGGTCAATGCTTCGACCTTCTCCCACCGCTTGGGGTTACTCTTGAACATCTTCTCCGCCTTCGTCGGGGAAATCAAGCTCATATCATACATCTCGTCCTGCCGCATGCGGAAAGACTTGAGCAGGGCCTCGACCTCGGTCTCATTCGACCACTTGCGGTTGCCCTTGCGGCCCTCCACGAGCTTAAAGCCGTCGACCGTCTGCCCTGCCAGCAAGCGCCGCTCGACTTCGGCGCGGACGCCCTTGCACCAGTCTTCGACCAGCCCGACCTTCGCCATGGCCATAGACAGATAGTTATCGCCTGTCTGCATGTCTGGCACGTCGGGCAGGAACTCATCGACCGTGGCCGATCCGCCGACAATCTCCGTCACCTCAGCGCGCAGGGCTGGGCACGTCGCCTTGGCCTTGCAGAAGCGGCACTGCTTCTCACCGGGGGTGAAGAAGCCCTTGACCAAATCGTCGGTGGGATCTGACATGTCGAGGCTCTGGGCCAGTTGAACGTACCCTGCCGCCTCGCGCACCTGATCGGCGAAGGTAAGTAATTCACTTACCGGCATGTGGCACTCGGCCACATAGTTCAGGCGAGGCATGTGGATGTACATGCTGACCGTATCGAAGTCGCACAGGACGCCGTACAGCTCCAATGCGCCCAGCGCATACATCATGAGCTGCGGGTTGTCTGTGGCGTCCACGGTAACGCCCATGCCGTACTTCAGATCGACGATCGACAGGTTGCGATCGGCAACGTCGATGATGACGGCGTCGCTGGTGCCTGTGGCTCCCTCTTCGCCTGTCAGGTGATCGATCGGCACCTTGCTCTCGGCGTAGAGCGTCTTGCCCTTAGCCAGATCGCGAACGAGCTTGACGTAGTCGGCCACATAGTCAGCCATGGCCTTGTCGACCGTAAAGGTGAAACCGTCGACCTCCATGACGTCGCCTATGAACGATGCCGGATCTCTGTCGTCGATCAGACACTGCGCCGCGACGTCGTGCGCCACGGTGCCCTCGGCGGCGTAGACGCTGCTGCTGTCAGGGAACGGTGCCTCAAGTCCAACACTGCCTGAACAGGCCATCCAGCGATGCGCGCCGGACGGACTAAGTTTGGCGTGTGCCATCAGGCCATCTCCGCTTCCAGACGGGCAATCAGCTCAGGCCACAGGGACACGGCGAGCTGCGATGCTCGCTCGGTGCCGAACTCTGACAGGACGTCCTGCACGAAAGCCTTACCCTTGCTGCCAACGGCGCGGAGCACGACAGGAGCAACGTCCAGTTCGAAGTCGAGCTCAGAGGCCGATGCCGCAGGGGCAGGGGTAGAAGATGGTTCCTCCGTCGTCGGCTGGCTCTCGGTAGCTGTAGCAACGGGGGCACTCTTGGGGGCCGGAGTAGGGTCCACGGGTGCCGCTTTAGCTACCTCCCGCAGTTCAGGCATAACTGGATCAATATTTGATGGGGTTATGCTATTGGCTGGTTCGGTGGGTTGAAATG